GCCGGTCCCCTGACCGGTGCAATAAGAGCGACCATCGAGTTCGATGTGGCTGGTTGGACGGAAAGTAGTTTTACCTTGCACTTCCGAACAACCTTTCTGGCGTAGTGCTTCTCGATATCCGCGACGTAAGTCTGCCCGATACCAGCATCTGACCCCAGAACAGGGACTTGGCCTCCGCCAGACGTCCCCGGGACATTTTGTGCTCCATTGGTTTGGAAATAAACACTGTCCGTAGCCCCATTGGTTCCATTCCCCACATAGATGGAGCCAGCTATCCAGCTGACCCTGTGGGCCTCAAGATCCTTCATGCCAATGAACTTCACGTTCGAATTGTTCATGGCCGCCCCCATCATTTGGGTCCGAGAGCGGTCTTGGGTCTTCCTCTTTTGAGATGAGGAACTCTTCTTTGCTGGATTCTTTCCATTAGCCCTAGCTCGGCTCTGGTTCGACGCCTTGGGTTTGTTTCCAGGCATCTGCGTTGATCTTCTATTGGATCCCGGTGATCAATCCGGGACTGTTCATCTGTCAGTACAGAGGACTCTCTAATACATAAGATAGGTCGTTTCGCCAGGCCTCACAGCCAGCACCTCGCGATGCTCGACGCGCATTACTGCGGCCACCTCACGGTGGAACAAACCAGGTCTCATGGATATCACATCCTACTGCCAATCCGTGCAGTCTCTAGGCCAAATCCGATAGTGGTTCTGTAGGCATGGTATATGCTCCCATTTAAGTTCGACTTTACCCCGAAGGAACGAACACCATCCAGCTATCTTTGCACGGCATTTTACGGTACCATGGAATCAGGAGCTTTCATTACTCTTGGTTCGAAACCTTGGATCATAGGCAAGCTCCACTCACTGTGGACCTCCCCAAGGACTCAGACTCATGGCCCAACCGTTTTGGACTGTTTATGCTGACAAACCCAAATGTCACATAACTGAGTGCCCCCAGTCATGTGGGTTCTCTTTAACGTCTGTATACCTCAAGACGTCTGCCGCATCAGCAGAAGAGATCACCCTCCATGGAAAGAACAAAATCGAGACTATTGCCGATTAATTTCCATGGGCTGGCAGGTAGCCAGTCTTGGACCTCTTTGGATTCAGCATATTCAATGCGAACATCCTGTTCAAACTTCTTAGTGAACTGGTCTGGTGTCTGGGTGCGATATTGGTACTTCGCACCCTTCCTCAAGGAAGAGGAAACACGCAGAGGCACCTCAATGCGACCTCTGGCCATGCGTTAAATCGGCTTTCGTAGATTTTCCCGCACAAGGATCTTAATACGTCGGGAGACGACATTTCGTTCTGGCTCGACTGCTTCTCGCAGTCCAGGTCGGTCAAAGAAAAGACCAGCCAACCACGGGGCCTTAAGGGGCTCCGGAGCAAGGGGCAGAGGATTACTGTCGGACTCCCTCCATGGGAATTGATCCAACGATGCATAAGGTAATGCATCCATCATCTCCTGCGCGAAGACTCGCTGTGGAACTGTTATCTCGTACGAGAAACCTTCCACAGGGCTGACTCCCATCCCACCAAGGGATTTAGGAATGAACAAGTTGCGACCAGCACATTCACTGGCGATGACCTTCTTGTGACGAGCTAAGTACATGCTTAGGATCTCATGGGACTTACCCGGTAGGGCACCCATCACAAGACGATCGATGACGGAGGTGTAAGATTTCTCATTCTCTACGTCATCTCCCCCCAAAACCTTGTTCTGGCCAAAGTAAAGACCAGTGTTTAGGAAGGGGATCGCCCAAGGTTGGCTTGAAACGGAGTAGATGGATTTGGTTCCATCCTCCTCACGCCTCCAACCACGTTCAGTGCGCCAACCGGCGCTAGAGACGACCTTCTCCCTCTCGATGGTACGCTGCTTGGAGCCGTCCCAGAAAGTCTTATTGGTCTTCTTAGTGTATGAACCACACACCTGAACTGGCTTGAAACGTTTCAAGTCAAAGTGAAAACATGCGGAATTCGCATTGGCATAAATGGGGTGGTGATAGGCCTTACCGGGACTCATGGTGAGCCCGACCCTTTTACCAACCTCAATGTGTCTATCCCACAGGGATCTTGGCGCGACGTACAACATGTCGTCACCATTGACCAAGACACCTTTCAGCTTGTCCCGAAGGTTACGGGAATCCTCTTTGATTGTCTCAAGGTACAAACCGAGGTTTGCGAGACAAAGGATCGGAAACGAAAGGATCGATCCCATAAGCTGACCATTCTGCTGTTGGATAGGTTCAACCTCAGCATTAAATGGAAAAGGATATTCACAATGATGTGGAGCCAACACTGACTTCCACACATTCTGCATGCCATCATCCTGACCCTCGATTAGGAAACCGAGGATAGATGCGGATAGCCTAGCTGACAACTTGTCAGTAGCCGCCGAGTAGTCAATCGAAAACCATTCCAATTGACCGTCCCCCACTTCAACGGGGTTGAGTGCTAGATCGTAAAGATCAGTTGGTTCTAGAGGAGCACCAATTAACCTAAAGCAATCCATGTGTCGGAGTACCGTATGGAGCGACTGCTGAAGTCTTTTGCTCACATAATAAGGAACCGCGCTTCCTTTCGAAATAACGCGGACCTTCAACGGTTCAAGGACGGCCTGGATGGTCGCCTTGAGTGTCCATTGCTCCTTGGCATATGAGACACAACTCTTCCTAATCGACTCGTACCATTGGAGTTCTCCGGTTGGATAACCAAACTCCTCAAGTACAATGTTGAAGTGGACGACACCACTGATGACAACTCTCGGATAGAATGTCATACGAATGAGATCTGGGTTAC